GTGGCCATGTTCTCGATGCGAAACATCGTGCGCGGCAGTTTCAGTGTCGAGTACCTGCTGCCCTCGGACGACATGGCCGATGCGGTGGAGGTGAGCTACTGGGATGCTGAGGTTTGGGCATCGCGCCGCGTCACGGCCAAGCTGGCGGACAGCGCAGCCAGCAAACCGGCCAGAATCGAACTCTTTGGGGTGACCAGCCGCCAGCAGGCCTACCGTGAAGGGTTGTATCAGGCGGCCAGCAACCGCTACCGCCGCCGGTTGGTGAAGTTCACCACTGAGATGGAAGGTTTCATTCCGGCTTTCGGTGATCTGATCGCCATCCAGCACGATATGCCCGCCTGGGGCCAGTTTGCCGAATGCACTGGGTGGAATGCGGCAAACCGAACGCTCACGGTGTCTGAGCCGCTGACCTGGAGCATTGCCAACCACTACATTGGTTTTAGGACCAAAGCCGGTGGCGTGGACGGACCCTATGCAGTCAGCCGTGGGGTGTCAGACAACGAGATGGTGCTGACGACCCATCCCGTGACCGTGCCTTACGACGGACAGGATTACGAGCGCACCCACATCGCCTTCGGCTGGGGTGAGACATGGCGGCAGTTGGCCAAGGTCATCGCAGTGCGCCCGCGCGGTCTTCACCAGGTCGAGATCGAAGCCATCAACGAAGACCCATCGGTGCATACCGCCGACCAGGGGGTCACGGCACCAGCGGTGGTGACGAGCCAGTTGACCACGCTCTACACCACGCCGCTGATCGCGGACCTGACCCTGAGGTCATCCACGACCGACAACAGCAAGGCTTTGCTGACCTGGACGCCCGCCCCAGGAGCGGAGACCTACCAGATCGAGATGGCAGCGGGCAGCAACCCGTACGCAGCCAACCTGGTCTGGACCAGGGTGGGGGAGACCTCAGCGAACAACTTTGCGGTCACCGCGCTCTATGGCGCGCAGACCCTGATCCGGGTGCGTGGCGTGGGCCTCACAGCCGGGCCATGGGTGGCACTTTTCTACGGCAGCAGTGCCGACTACATGTGGGTCAGCGATGGCCAATTGATGTGGCAGACCGATGCCGCCTCGCTGATGTGGCGCTATTGAGAGCCCAAGCAACGAACAGGAGAACAACGATGAGCGCCCCCAAGTACGACATCGAACTGGCGCAAGGCGAAACCTTTTATACGGTGCTCACGCTCGATGAGGGCGGTGCCGTGATGGACCTGCAAGGCTATGCCTTTGGGGGTCAGATCCGTGCCACACCTGAAAGCCCGACTGTGCTGGCGAGCTTTGGGTTTGATGAAAGTCGTCTCTCCAGCGGCACGGTGGCCATCACCTTGCCAGCATCAGTCACCGAAAGTTTGCCGGTGCGTGCTTGTGTCTACGACCTCTTCATGACCAGCCCAGCAGGTATTCGCACCCAGCTGCTCAAAGGCAGTGTGCTGGTGTCCATGCGAATCACACGCGGCTGATGGGAGTCGAGAGACACCATGGCCATCCGAATTTCCATCACCACTCCGAGGCAACCCGGTGTCACGGTGCAAACCGACACCCAGACCGTGCGAGTTCAGCCGCAAGGCACGCGCACGGTGCTCACCAACATCGGCGTCCCGGGCCCGACTGGCCCCAAGGGTGACAAAGGCGATCAGGGCGTGCTCGATCCCAACGCCGTGATCGACGCTGGCTACTTCTGATTTTGCACAGTTATCAACTTCAAAGAGGGATTCCATGCCCCAAACCCTACAGATCAAACGCTCGGCCACAACCGCCACGCCACCCACACTGGCTGTGGGTGAACTGGCTTGGTCCGAGGTTTCAGACAATCTCTTCATTGGCGAGAGCGGTAACGTGGTCACGCCGATCGCAGGTGCGGGCACCTTTGCCCGCAAAGCCGATAGCCTCGCCATCACCGGTGACGTATCCGGTACCGGAACCCTGTCTTCTGGTGTCGCAGTCGCTCTGCCAGCCACGGGTGTGACCGCAGGCAGCTATGGCAACGCCACGCAGGTCGGTCAGTTCACAGTCGATGCCAAGGGTCGCATTACGGCTGCAGCCAATGTGTCGATTACGCCTGCCTGGACGGCCATCACCGGCAAGCCCACCACACTGAGTGGCTACGGCATTACCGATGCCTTGGACCTGACCACGGCTGCCCCGAGTGCATTGGCTGCCAGCGCATCGGTCGGCATGGCCACTACAGCCGCACGCGCCGACCACGTCCATGCGCTGCCCACGGCCGCCGCTGTTGGGGCGGTGGCCACCAGTGCGGTGGGCGTGGCCAATGGCGTGGCAGGGCTTGGTGCAGATGGGAAGGTGCCCACGGCGCAGTTGCCGGATGTGGCCATCGGCGGGCTGAACTACCAGGGCACCTGGAATGCCAGCACCAACACACCCACTATTCCGACGGCGTCCAGCAGCAACAAGGGCTTCTATTACAAGGTCGCCACGGCAGGTGCCACCAACGTCAGTGGCATCACAGACTGGCAAATCGGTGACTGGATTGTGAGCAACGGCAGCGCCTGGGACAAGATCGACAACACCGATTCGGTCTCCAGCGTCAATGGCGCAACGGGCGCTGTGAGCATCACCAGCATTACAGGCAATGCAGGTACTGCCACGAAGCTACTGACTGCTCGAACCATCGCCATGACGGGCGATGTGAGTTGGACGTCCGCTGCCTTTGATGGTTCAGCTAACGTCACGGGTGCAGCCACCTTGGCCAGTACCGGTGTCGTCGCGTCCAGTTACGGATCCGGTGCCCTGATCCCCACCTTCACTGTGGATGCCAAGGGCCGTCTCACAGCAGCCGGCACCACCACCAACACCCCCGCCTGGAGCAGCGTGACGGGTAAGCCCACGACGCTGGCTGGCTACGGCATCACAGACGCCTTGTCTACAAGCGCTGCCATCGATGGCGGAACGTTCTGAGTTTTCTTCAACCCCTCTGCTTAGAGAAAAGGAGGCCTGTTTATGGCTCAAGTCATCAAGGTCAAACAATCGTCTGTGGCGGGCAAGGTCCCGACCACGACGCAGCTTCAGTTGGGCGAACTGGCCCTGAACACCACGGACGGCAAGCTCTATTTCAAGAAAAACGTCAGCGGGACCGAATCGATCGTGACGGTTTCTGCGTCGATTGCGTCTCAAGGTGAAAACACCTTGATGTGGTCTCAGTGAACTGGAGAGATGCATGCCTGCATTGCCACCCATTTCCAATTTCACGGGCTCGACGGTCACCGAGGGGCAGTTCAAGACCGCGCTCAGCGATTTGCGCTCTTATCTGGCAGGACTGCTCGGAACAGACGGAAACCCAGCGACGGCCTTGACCACGCTGGGCTCACTCGGTTCTGGCTACGTCAGCAAAACAGCGACCTACACCGTGGTTTCAAGCGACCGTGGCCGGATGATCGACTGCAGCGGGACTTTCACGCTGAACTTGACCGCCGCTGCCACGCTGGGTGCTGGTTTCACCATCGCGGTGCGCAATTCAGGCACTGGGGTAGTGACATTGGATCCCAGCGGAGCCGAGTTGATAGACGGGGTTGCCACCGTCACACTCGCGCCGGGCGAGGCCTATGACCTGTATTGCTCTGGAACAGAGTGGAGAACATCCGGGCGAGTGCTCACCACATCCTTTGCCACAGACGAATACGTCAAACAGAGTTTCAGCCTGTTTCAGACGTTCAGTTCGCTGGCACCTGGAGCCAGCCGCTCGATTGGTTCACCGAGCTACATGATCTGGTCGAGCTATTCCAGCACGCAATGGTCTCGCGGAACCTACTACACGAACATGTTCTACATGGCTGCGCAGGGCAAAAGCACCGTGCAGGTCAACGTAGGCAACTGTCGGAACACGATCTGGAACTACAGCGCCACCAAGTCGATGCAGATCAATTTGACGGCGGTGATCAACTTTGCCGCCGATGACACCTACGGGTTTCAGATCCGCCAAAACGGCTCCATTGTGGGCACCTATGGCACGTACTCGGCCCGAGGCGTGCAGACCTACAACTTCGGCACGTTCACGGTGCCGCCCAACAGCACGGTCACGTTTGACCTATATGGCTCGATCCTGAGTGGCTCCAGTGGTGACTCGATTTATGTGAACTCGTTTACTGCCACCTACATCCAGTTCGTTTGAGGAGGAACGATGCAGCGCCTTTATTTCAATTTTCAAAAAGGGGATGTCAGGCTTGTACCTATGGAGGTTTGTCCGGCGATCGAGGATGAAACCAGTTTCCCCAATGCCGATATTCCGGATGACGTGACCATGGACATGATCAGCTTCAAGGCCGTTGAAGGCCGCCTTGATCCGGTCATCACCTACCCATCCATTCCCATCACGGCACAGCCAGAGTCAGGAGGTGGCAATGGCCAGCCCTAAATCCCAACTGAGCTTGATTAGCAACCTCTGGATCAAGCTGATGACCTTCGAGAGGGCCGGTGACGTCAACGAGGGTCACAAGCACTCATTCGATCACCCCACCTTGCTGGTCAAGGGGCGATTGCGAGTCGATGTGGATGGTGCTGTGTCGGAGTTCACGGCGCCTCACATTATCTTCATTGCCCGCAACAAGGTCCACACCCTCACCGCTCTGGAGGAGGGCACGGTTGCCGCGTGTATTCACGCCTTGCGTGATGGCGAGCAGGTGGAGGACATCGTCGATCCAGCCATGATTCCCGCTGGCATCAATCCCAACCACCTGCCCAACTTCATCAAGCCGCTGGCCAAGGCCGACCACTTCGCCTGAAGCACAGACCCTTATTTACGCCCGTCTGGAGAGATCCAGTGCGGGCATTTTGCATTTTGGAGATCCAACCATGGAGAACGCACAAGAACTTGGTTCGCCGCAGTCCATCACCCTGCGCCCCGATGATCTGGACGACCTGCTCACTCGCGCAGCCGAACGCGGTGCCGAGCGATGCCTGGCCCACCTCGGCCTGGAAAACGGTCACGCAGCACGTGACATTCGTGAGCTGCGCGATCTGCTGGAAGCGTGGCGTGATGCTCGCAGAACGGCGTGGCATACCGTGATCAAGGTCGCCACCACCGGGCTGCTGGCCATCATCCTGGTCGGCGCAGCCATCAAGCTAAAACTGATGGGGGGTGCCCAATGATCGAGACGCTGCTTGGAGGACTCATGGGCGGAGTGTTCCGCCTGACGCCCGAAATCCTGAAATGGCTGGATCGCCGTGGCGAGCGTGGGCATGAATTGGCCATGCAGGACAAGGCGCTGGAGTTCGAAAAGCTACGCGGAACTCAGCGCATGGCCGAGATTGGTGCTGCATCCGATGCGGCCTGGAACTTGGGCGCTGTCGAGGCCTTGCGTGATGCAGTGGTGGCACAGGGCCAAAAATCGGGTGTCGGTTGGTCTGATGCCCTGTCGGTCAGCGTTCGGCCAGTGATCACCTACTGGTTCATGGCGCTGTACTGCGCTGCCAAGACGGCAGCGTTTGCGGCAACCGTGACCGCTGGCGCTGGCTGGGGGACGGCCATCCTGCATGCCTGGACGGAGGCCGATCAGGCGCTGTGGGCCGGGGTTCTGAACTTCTGGTTCCTCGGGCGAGTGTTTGACCGGGTGCGGCCGTGATTGAGGTGCCGAAGGCGGCTATCGATCTGGCCAAGCGTTTTGAGGGATTCGAGCGCAAGGTGAAACGCGGAATAGAGATCACCGCCGTTCCCTACATCTGCCCCGCAGGGTTCTGGACGATTGGGTACGGCCATCTCTGCGATTCCATGCACCCACCGATCACAGAGGCGGAAGCCGAGGTCTATCTGGCGCGCGATCTGCAATCGGCACTCGCCGCCACGCTGCGCTACTGCCCGGTGTTGGCCACCGAGCCGGAGGCTCGGTTCGCGGCCATTATCGACTTCACGTTCAACCTCGGAGCTGGGCGGCTTCAGTCATCGACACTGAGGCGACGGGTCAACCAGCGGGACTGGGCCGCTGCCGCGTCAGAGCTACGCCGATGGGTTTATGGCGGCGGAAAAGTGCTGCCGGGACTCGTCACTCGACGCGAGGCAGAGGCCGTTTGGCTGCTTCGCAACGCCTGATTGCAGAAGCACGTAGAAGAGCTTGTCTTTCTCGTCGAACAGCGCGTTCATGTCATCCAAGCCACCAACCACTTGAAGGACTACATCATGAAAAATGAAACTGAATGGCAGACCCAGATCGCAGAGCAAAACGCTGCGGATGCGCTGGCCAATGCACGTGGAACGTTAATCCATGCCCTGCATGAGCTTGATTCGTATATCGAGAAGTTCGACGCAGCTGACAGCCCGACCAGGAAGGCAGAGTTGCTCAACTGGACGCTGAATCACTTGGCGACCGGTATCACACCAAACCTTCGGCTAGACCTGATCGCCAACGCCCAAGCGATGTTCACGCGACTGGCGAAATGACTTGCTGCTGATCACTGTCATCCTCTTCCTCACCAAGCTCAGACCCGCCGGTGCCAATTGCCGCCGCTTTACCCATCGCCCGCTCGACCAGTTTGACCAAGGCGGCCTTTCGGGCTTTGTAGAAGCCATCGAAATCATCAGACCGGAGCGCAGTTGTATCGATGAGATGTGAGCCGACAATTGCGTTCATCTGCGCGTCTGCAAGTTGAACCTGCGTGTGCGCCTGCAACTTTGACAAGTAGATCGACGGCGCATGCCCCCCGATCATTCGATTCGCCTTGTAGGAGATTGGGGTCTTATTGACGACCGTGTTGTAAATGGCGCGCTTGATTCCGTTTTTCTCACACCAGTCCTGCGGAAATATGTGATGAATATCGAGTGCAAGCTCCTCGTCGTCAAGTTCCTGGATCTTTGCCTTCCAGAAGAAGTCTTGCGCGCCTTCACGAAGCACCAGCACATTCAGACCTTTGTATGCAGCTGACAGGCGAGAGGTCATCGTGTCAAGGCGGTCGGGGCTGAAGGCCGCATCCGCAATGGTTCGAGGTATCGCGGCGTCACTTTCGATCCATTGCAGAAGATCTTCAACGTCGTTCGCGATTCGAGTTTCGATGGCGCTGCCGTAAAGTTCGCCGAGAACACCGCTCCAATACCAGTGAGACAGCTTTTGGTAAATGCGCGGCTCAAGCCAGCGTTCACGCAGGTGAGCAAGCACTGAAGCAAGCGGAGCCAGTTGTGTTCGATAAGGCAGTTCGCGTGGGGTTTTTACACACTCTTTGCGCAGAAACTTGGCTGCGAGAAGGAACCCCGCTTCGACTTCATCTGCCCATTTCGCATACGCGCTCAAGGGCATCGCCAGTATCGATACGCGCTTTGCGCTCACAGGTTGCACGGACTTTCCCGTTTTCCCCGACGCTACATCGGCACGGCGCAACTCTAGCGTGTGCAACATCGATACGGCCTGCAGGAAGTCCGTGGACTCCACTTGTGACAGTAGCGCCTCTTTGCACAAGCGCTGATACCGGCCCGAGATACTACGGGTGACGTTGCCATGCCAGTCATCACGGAGATTGAAGCCGTCAGCCGCGTAGGTCGCAGTGACCAGTTCGAAAACGTTGAGGGGGACACCACCTGTGTTGACCTTCTCGAAGACCAGACAAACAGCTTCCTTCGTGGTGGCCTTACCCAACTGGATCACAGGTAGCTGGTAATTTCGGAAGGCATTCAATACCTGACGACGGAACTGCATGTACAGGCCGAACTTCTCCGGAGCGTACTCCTGCAAGGCTTCTTCCCATGCATCGGAGTTCAGGATCTGATCGCACGGAAAATAAAGCTGCTCACACTCCTTCTGCGTCGTGCTCAAATCAAGATCGATCTGCCGACCAAAATTGGATCGTTTGATCTTGTCCTCTTCTATGGCCTCAATGGCGTCCTCCAGGCGATCCCCGCCTTCCAGCGCCACTTCGACGTTCCAGTAGTAGTGGCGTCGAATCGGTTTGCCTTTTTCTGTGCGGGTCTTTACTGCATCCTTCGTAGCCAGGACTTGCGTCAATGTGGTGAGGCGTTGCTGTCCATCGAGGATCAGGAGTTCTGCATCCGAAGAACCTGGCGGGAGCGCAATCCCCTCGACAGGCCGAACCTGGAATTTGGCTTCGCCACCGGTTTCCAGAAGCATGACTGCTCCAACCGGGAACGAACGGGCGATGCTCACCAGAAGGCTGCGAATGTGCTGGTCATCCCACACCCATCCACGCTGAAAGTCAGGTAGCTGAATCTTTGCCTTGACGATTTCGGCAAGGATCTCTGGCAATAGCCGCTTGGTGCTGTCGAAAGTGCTCAT